GTCCGTTAAATCTCCTGTCGGGAACGTTGGATTTCGGGTGTCGCAGAAGTATCCTTCTGCACAATCTCCATTGGCTTGACAGGTACCAGTAAAATCTGGTTTGGCGGTGGGTGTTGGCGTGGGAACACCAACAATCCCACCGCCGGCATTTCCTGTGATGCCCGTGTCACCTACTTGTTCGGTATTTAAAAAAAATTGAGAATCGAACGGATTTGTCATATAATATATACCTTAACTTACGTTGATGCGCATGTCCATAATCTGTTGTAGATTTCCTATATTGTCCCTTACAACAGAACGAATAATTTGTTCATATTGATCTTGTTGGATTCGATCATCTCCATTAATAACTATTTCTTCACTGATAAAAGTGTACAGTTGTAGAAGAAAGTCATTTAGTTGTATATCAAAAGATTCACGTAAGTTTAATTTATCAATCCGCGCTATAGTATTTGCATATGTTTGGTTTATTACTGGAATTTCTATATTTTGTACGATAGTGTCTGCTGTTACTCCTTCTGTCGGATCATTTAATTCCACCCCTGATTCAAAGATTTTTTGTGCAACTCCAACTGCATCTATTTTATTAAATGCTGGTTCAATAAACTCTCTAAGTAGGTATTCATCTTCACGGCGCGCTATATCGTCAACTACATTATTAAATGTTAATTGAACTTCAGTACGTGATGGTGATATAGTATCTATTGTTAACCGTCTATCTGTGTAACTACCAATTTCATCTGAGAAGAAGTTTAGTACAAGCTTGTAATCTCCCGGAACTAATACTAAATTTTTATCTACGAATAATTTTGTAAAATCTATTCTAATGTAATTTTTGTATGAGTTATCGTCGTATGCAACAATGTGTGATTTAATTATGTTGTCATTTAATGTAATGGTCGTACTTAACAATAATTGATTTCCAATAATTGTATAAAAGTGTACTTCCACATTATCTTGTGCATCAAATGCAAAACTTGCGGGAACTTCTTCGAACAAAATTAGTTCACTTGGATTACTTACAATTCTTGATGCAGCAAATCGTGGTTCAGTTTGCGTAGTAATATTACTTCTAAAATTTGCTTGATTTGGCATATTAGATACTTGACCCAGTAGTTAATTCGGTGAACTGCGTGTCGATATTTCTTACAACGTCGGGATTATATCGTTCAAAATAAATGGGAGCGTAATACCCTTGTGACGCAGTGGGTTGAGTAGTCATACTTGGACTTTGTATCATTGTTGATCCATCAAAATCTAACGGCGTTACAATTTTAAACGGATATACCGTTGAAATTTCCGGCTGTAGTTCTTGTAATGACTGTGTGGTTTGCAATAAATTGGGAGATAGTGTACGGGTATCTAATTCATATACGTCGCCCTCTGGGGAAAAATACGAAGAGGATACTATTATAATATCTTCGTTATCCTTTTTAAGATCTACCAAAAATTTTGGAATATATGAATTAAATATATTAAGCATCGCTGTCTACTTTAAATGTGTAATTAAATTCTGGAAAGAATACCAATCCACTAGACTTTACCTTTAAATCCAACGTATAATATCGGTTAACTTCCAAACCAGACGTATCCAATAATATATATGAGCCCGAAGTATGGCAGTGTATTGCAGAATACTGATCAAAATCATATAATACCATATCTGCTACTTGATCCCGCACCCTATAATATGATTCTGAGGGTAGGTAGTACACATTTCTATATCGACCCGTTGCATCAAATTTTTTATCTGGATACGGTTCTCGCACCACCAGATATACTTTATCAACTTCTCCAAGTGTATATGTTTCTTTTATATTTTTTGATACAATTGTGACATTACCATTCGGGATACGTTTTAAACTGCCCGTAACAAATGTCTGGTCTATTTGTACAATTTCCAGTTTTGGAGCAAATACAGTATGTGTATTTCCCGAAAAGAACTTAATGTTACCAGTATTAGTAGAATCTAATTCGTCCGTGGTTGGGAACTTCAGTAGTAATCCATTCCACGGAGTTATATTTGAACCAGATACAACAGGTACAATTAAATTAGTAACATCAATTTTTACATCTTCAATCGGAACTTTTGAAAAGGTATATGATGCAGAGATTGTTGTCGTATAATTACTGCCCGAAGTTACCCACGCGGCTGTAGTACTTCTATCAATCCACGTTACACCATCTTCTGCGTTCTGTACATCTTGATAAAAATATCCACTTCCTTCCACCCAACTTTGTGATACTGGATATACTTCTAATTTTTGATACCGATTTACATTCGTTGCATTAGCAATTCGTAAATTTAAATAATATTTTGAGGACGTTGGATATTGTTGTAATGAAGGGATATCAAACTGTATCAACATTCTCGTCGAACCCGAGGCATATTGATTAGCACCATCTAATGATTTTATTATTTTTCCGACTTCAATAATCTCGTCGAGTCCAGTATTTAATGTTGGATATCGTTCGTAAATAGTTGCGTCTTGTGATGTTGGTAGAAAAGTTCTCATATATTATCTCAATTATTGACGAGCAAATCCAACAATATCGGTTTCTGGGTACCGTATTTCGAATATGCATGGATCTAAAGATGGATATACAACATCGTCCACCGTTGCTTCTTCAATGGGATATCTATATTCAAAATAATCACGGCCATCTTGGAATCTATATTTATTCGTAATAATTACATCAGACACAGTTTGTACTCCTTCTACCGAACCAATAGTCAATCGAAGATCATTCATAATAATTGGCTGATTAATTTGCCAGTTTGTAATATCAAAGAAACTTTTAATTGCATCAATACACCGTGCAACTACATCATTCATATTATAGTTGCGATACACAACAATGTGAAATTGTACTCCAATATTTACGACAAAGGCATCTAAAATATTAACATCGTCAGTTAATACTCTGTATTGTTCTAAGTATTTTGCAAGATTTTTTTTAACTAAGGTATTTAATGTTGCTAAATTTTTCTTTTCATCATACCCAAGAACATATAAATTAATTGCATTTGGAGCAACGGGATCTACTACATATGACCTATCATTGTACGGATTTTGATCATTGTTTAGTTGTAATGATCCCGAATCTTGTCGGGCAATTGCATTAATTTGTTCATCGCGAACCACAAATACCTTCGACACCGAACCAAATTGCGCCGGCATTGCATAACTTCGTACTAAATAATCTTTATCAGTCACCACACGATTTTGTGCGTTAAAAAATGCTAATGCATTTTGTCGTATTTCTTCAACAGACTCGGTATCACCGCCTCCACGTGCTGGTTCTTCATTAATAATTGCCACGCTTGATACTACTTGATTGTACAATCCTTGTTCTGCGGCAGCATAATCAGAAATATTATTTGCAATCTGTACGGCGTCTACTTGTATAATGGTATTAGATGCAACATTTGATTGTATTCCACCACCTACTAAATAGGTTACTGTCAATGTGGTGTTTGCAGGAGCAACACCAAAGGTATCGGTTGATATAAAATCTGCAGGATCTAGTGATGAATTACTAATTACTTGATTATATTTTGAATTTGCAATTTGTGTCGAATTTAATGTTACCAATTCATCACTAGTGTCGCCCGTTCCAGATCCAAACAACAGTTCCAATTTCATATTTGAGTTAATTCGTGTCGCAAATCTTCGTGGTTTTTTACGGAACGTTGCAAGTTTTGCGGGAGGTAGTGACCCGGACTGCATAGTTCCGCTAGAGAAAAATCCATCAGATCCTCTGACTGCTATATTACGTTCTTCTACAATTAAGTCTTGCCCCAAATAATCTACTTCATACCAAGGATTGCCATCAGAATCTTCTACCTTGATAATAGAAATTATATTAGAATCCACAATCTCTATCTTAGAAAATTTTTGCGCCGACCCAAATGAAAATGTTGCAGTTTTTACGTCTGCCGATACCAATTTTATCTTCTTAGAAATTACGTACATGGTTGGTGCATTTGAACCATCTCGGGCTAATACACGAATATTTCTATCAGCGGGATCAGAAAAATCTACATTGTCAATTGATCGAAAATTTTGAGTAGGTGGAGTGTTGGTAGAAAATTTTGAATTTACCAGTATTTTTAAAAAGAATTTTTTATCTGGTTCGTAATTAAATGCTGCGCCAAGTGCGGGAACCATCTGATATATATCTGCTTCAACCGTGGCTGTTGCCGTAAGTTTGGGTTTATACCCCAACGCCTGCGATATGCTCACTACATTATTTCGTTCCTTTGCAAACAACAGTAAATTTTCCTTAAACTGATTGTCAATGTAGAAGGACATAACATCCCCAACGTAAGCTGCCATTTCGACAAACATCATACCAGGAGATGCTTCATTGAAATCGCTATATGTATTAGGATAATATGATTTAGCAAATTCTATTAAATTCTGTCGATATTCAGAGAAATTTTTTGCTAAATAATTAACGTCCTTGAAGTTTGGATTAAATTTTTTTGTAATGGATTGATTTACTGCCATTGATTATCTCCTAAAACGTTAGAATAATAGTGTCTCTGATATTTGGATTCTGTCTTAATCTGTAACCAACATATAACTGAAGTCTATTATTATCCAAGTCGTTTGGTGACGCATTGAGTTCAAATTGTACCAGTTCTAAAAATGGCATCCAACGTTCTACTGCATTTACTACTGAGAGTCGTGCCCCTTCAATATTTTCTGGCGTGAGTTGTTCAAACAAATAATCGTGAATACCACATCCAAATTCTGGTTGGTGGACGCGTTCTCCCTTTCTAGTAAGTATCAAATTTATAAAATTTGATTTAACTTGAGTTAATGTGTCAAACGCTTGTTGGAAATATCCCATATTTCCAATTTGTATTGGTAATGTAATACCAATTGCTTGTGCCATATTTTATCTCAGGTTAATTTCAACGCCTTCATCATTGCCGAATAATCTCTAGTAATTGCCTTCACTACTTCTGGGTCCGCATCTGCTGGAGTATTGTCAGGAAGTCGAGAAGGTAAATTATTAGTTGTTGCTTGTATTGTATGACCATCGTATGACACACCCATCAATTCTGCTAGTTTACTACGATCAATTTTTGGTGTAGTTCTTGTTGGCTGTGTTACATTTTCTTTCAACTGCTTAATTTCTGACACTGCTTCAGACAACATTTGTGGTAGAATTCTGGAAACTTCTTCCTCGACAATTGTACGAATGTATGCTTTAAGTAATTGCTTGTCCATAAAACACTCTCTATATAAATGGTGGTAAGTTAAACTTTACGATGATTTTGAAGTTATAATTTTAGTATTTTTACTGCGGTAATGTTGGTATCGTGGGTAATGATACTTTTGGTATTGGTGGTATTGGTGGTATTGGTGGCAATTTTGGTATTTCTGGTATCTTAGGGATTGACAATTCTTTTGGTTTCATCGGATACTTAAATGTTTCTTTTCCTTTTTTTAAATTTTCTTTACTTACTTTTTGTCGTAGTTCTCGTATTTCTTTTTTTGTTTTTTGATATGCTTTTTTTGCTAATGCTTTGACATCAATTGCCGGTAATTTTGGTGGAAATGCTAAATATACCGTTAACCCCGAAGCCACTGCGTCAGTTAATAATGTTAACTTCTCCGTTACTTGGTTTTCT